GGCTGGAAAAGCTTTCGAACAGCAAAGACGAACAGATTAACGATCTGCGCTCGAAGAATGACGATCTGGCCGGTAGCGTGAACGACCTGGTGAAAGCGGTAAATCAGCAAAACTCCGTGATGAGCCAGGTAGCCGAACAGCGCGCCGTAACAGCGCAGCAGAACCGGAAGCTCCAGAATGAAATTAAGCGTTACCTCGCGGCAGACAAATGCGCTGTTGCTCCTGTCCCTGCTGATGCTGTTGACCGGTTGCGCGACGCAGCAAAAACCGCTGGTGGAGTACCGGACAATCAAGGAGCCGCGGCTAAGCCTGCCGGCGGAACTAACCACTCCGATTGATGTGCCTGCGGTGCCGGACCCGATGAGCTTCGGAGACAGCGTTGGGCTGAATGCAGAACTCTATGGCGCGCTCGGGCAGTGCAATATCGACCGCGCTGCAATCCGTAAATTACAGGTGGCTAATTAATGGCGGTCTTCTTCGGACGCGTGAAAAAGAGCGATTACGACCACACGGCGCTGTTTGCCAATATCGTTCCGGTCTATATGCGCAATAACCTGCATAGCGACGGTCCAGAAGTGGTAGAGGCAAACGGCGTCCCTGAATGGTTCTTTGATCTCGTCAATTGGATGGTGTGCAACCTTCCGATGCCCTATGAAGGTTTCATGTTTACGCATGTGAAGCCTATCAATACAGTTGATAAGGAAAGAGCATGAACGAACAAGCCAACAAAATTCTCGCTGACCTGCTTCAGAAGGCGAGCAATGGTATCGATGCCGCTGTTTCGTTTAGTCAGGCGCAAATCCCGGATGTCATCCATCAGTTGCTGGTATGGAACTTCACTAAAAGCATTGTGATGACGGTGCTGGCACTACTGTCTGTATTTCCGGTGGTATGGCTGGTTCGTTACTGCGTGCGCCGCGTTCCTGATGGTGTGTACCAGGGTGGGGAAGGCTACTCATGGGATGAGGGTAAGCAAAAATACAAACCTGGTCTCGTATGGGACAGTAAAGGCGATATCACGCCGGTGGTGATGCTGCCAGTCTTCTTTCTGGTTGTGTGGCTGATGTGGGCGCTGGACTCAATAACCGATCTGACATGGCTGAAAATCTGGCTTGCTCCGAAGCTTTACCTTATCGAGTATGCATCACATATTCTGAAGTAAAGAATTCTCCGACAAGGGATAACGGTTAGCCACGCTGTGAAGCGTCGCTATACTGGGAGAAATATGCAGGCAGGTAAGAGAATGATTAAGTTACTCAGCAACTACTGTATCGAAAAGGCTCCACCCAAACCAAAGGTTCCAACTGAGGAGGAGGCCCGTCAGAAACGACGCGAACTATTCGAAGCGTGCCTTATAGGTATTGACTGGCAACAACCTGACTGGGATGCAGATGACTGGGTGCATAACTGGCGAAAATACGCTCCCTTTGAGTTAAGGGAAATGTGGGAATCATTCAGTGACGAACAGAAGAAGGCAATAGCTTTCGCGCTGGATGAATGTGCCAGCAATGAGCACTGGGATTAAGCGCCGCCTCCGGGCGGTTTTTTATTGGAGTAAATATGTCATATCAAACCGAACAGCAGCGTAAGCGCCAGCGCGAGGAAGAAGAGCGCCGCCGTCGCCATCAAAGCAACACCGGCTCAAGCAGCGACCTGATGAACCCTCTTAACCCCATCAGCCCGATTTACGTTGGTAACGACTACAGCAGCTCAAGCATCTCTGATTCATGCAGTGGCGGCTACGACTCTGGCAGTTCGTCAGATGGTGGTGGTAACTGCGGGTCAGACTGATTGGCATTACAAAGGCCATCAGTTGGTGGGCTTGATAATAGCTAGATTATCTTCACCTGCCATAAAAGATTAGATATTCTTAACCCTCAAAATTCAGGAGGGTAGAATGAAAGGTTTTTGGTTGGGAATCATAATATCTATAAGTTATTGCATTGGGCTTTACGTGACCGTAAATCGACTAGGTCTGCACATTATGACTAGTTGGAATGAATTCGGAGATTTTCTTTCGGGAGCATTTTCACCGCTGGCTTTTCTTTGGCTTATATTGGGTTATCTTCAACAGCAAAAAGAATTGCAGCAAAATACTAGGGCTCTTGAATTACAAGCTTCAGAACTAAAAAACTCTGTTGACCAATACAAGGAAATGGTTGAAGTCGCCAGGCAACAACTAATCTCTGATCGTGAGTTAAGCTTACAGCAACAAGAGTTAAGGGAGCTTGAAAACAAACCTGACATTTCCATAAAAGACGCCAACTATAAGATGAGAATTGGAAGCGAACTTCAGTACGAATGGCCAATTTACAACGATGGTCGCGAGGCGCGAAATGTTCTAATTCAATTTACACCATCTTTAGGTAGGTGGAATAAAATAGAGTTTAGGAAATTGTCAGAGGATTCAATAAAGCTTCCACTAAATGCCATTAATGTTGAGTCAATACCGAAAGAAATATCAATGACAATTTCATGCGAAAGTGTTTTTGGTAAAAAATATGTGAAGGTTTTGGAGCTTCATTCAGATCAGAACTACAGGTTCAAGGTTTTGAAAGAAACTATAATGTAAAAGTTGAGGTTATGTATGGCGTCAAATTCACCCTGGCATAACCTCTATAACACCAAGCGCTGGTATCGCCTGCGCTATCATCAACTGCAAAAGCAGCCTCTATGTGAGTTTCACCTGAAGCGCAACCAGGTAGTATCAGCTTCCATCGTTGACCACGTCACGCCACATAAAGGTGATGATGTATTGTTCCATGATCCCGACAATCTCCAGTCACTTTGCAAACGCTGCCATGACTCAGTGAAGCAGCGCATGGAGAAGGGCGGAACGGTGACAGAGTTTGACGATGAAGGGCGCGTTATCTGGTAACAGGAGCACTGAATGAAAGACCTCAAGATTGAATACCGTGACGGCAAGCTGGTCGAGTTCAGCATTGATGGCATCCAGTTCAATTCGGTAACCGCTATCGGATTCAGCCACGAAGCCGGCGAGACACTGCCATCTGTCAGCATGTCGATTCCGATCGGAACCGGTAAGACGCTGGTGCCTGCCAACCTATCGCGGGAAAACCTGCAAATCATTGAGAAATGATATCCATTCTCACTTGATGTTACGAAATTTCACCAAATTGGTGCATTTTCGTGAAAATGAGAGCGATTCTCATCAAAAATCGACGCTGGCAGGGGGGAGGGGCAAAACTCTGGCAGCAAAATCTTAAAGACCGCGCCCTCAGTCTTTTTTTTAAAAACGTCCAGAAAAAAAGGAAAAATGCGATGGCTCAGCGAGGCAGAAAATCTCTTGCCGCGACGTCGGCTGTCTCGCTGCCAGCACTGGCTGAAAGCAGGTTACAGCCTTCATTGCATCTCAGTGACCCAGAGATAAACGTCTGGGTTCGGCTCGTTAACGACAATCCGGCCAGCTCATTTACTGAAACGCATCGAGACATGCTGGAAATGTACTGCCGGCATGTGGTGCAGGCTCGACTGCTAACTACGCAGATCGAAGATTTCGAGATGGAGTGGCTTTCCCGTGAAGACGGTCTTAAGCGTTACGACAAGCTACTTACCATGCGAGAACGTGAAGTTCGTTCGGCATCCTCTCTGGCAACCCGATTAAGGATCACCCGGCAGGCAACGGCAGACCCGAAGACTGTGGGTCGCGCTAATAACAACCTTGCGCGGGAGAAAAAGCCCTGGGAAATTGATTAAGGCTGTTTTGGATGGCTAAAAAAATATTGACGAGGGCAGAGAGGAATATCGCCTGGTGTGAAAAGCACATCCTTATTCCCGAAGGCAAATATGTCGGGCAGCCCTTAAAGATGGCTGATTTTATGAAGGATGACTTCAGAGCCATTTTCGACAATGAGCATGGCACGCGTCGGGCGATCATTAGCCGGGGGCGTAAAAACGCCAAAACCGTCGAAACAGCCATGCTGATGCTGCTTTATCTGGTAGGGCCAGAGGCAGCACACAACTCGCAGCTCTACTCCGCCGCGCGCTCACGCGATCAGGCTGCAATTCTGTTTAACCTGGCTTCCAAAATGTGCCGCATGAACCCTTCGCTGCTGCAATATGTGGCGATTAAGGACTCTGCTAAAGAGATTCACTGTCCTGATTTAGGCTCTTATTACCGCGCGCTGAGCGCTGAAGCCACGACAGCCTATGGCTTCTCGCCGCGCTTTGTGGCCCATGATGAGCTGGGGCAGGTGCGAGGTCCGCGAGACCCTTTGTATGAGGCGCTCGAAACCGCGACTGCGGCTCAGGATAACCCAATATCCGTCATCATCAGCACACAGGCGCCCGATGCGAGCGACCTGCTTAGCCTGTTGATTGACGATGGTCTGACGGGCGCAGACCCGCGAACGGTAGTCAGGTTACAGACCGCGCCAGAAGATATCGACCCGTTCTCGGTTGAAGCGATAAGACTGGCGAACCCCGCTTTCGACGTGTTCATGAACCAGAAGGAAGTGCTGGATATGGCCGCCAGTGCCAAGCGTCTGCCTTCTCGACAGGCAGAGTTTGAAAACCTGGTACTGAACAGAAGGGTTGAAGCAAAAAGCCCGTTTGTCAGCCAGACAGTCTGGCACATGAACAAAGAAGAACCCGATGATCTCCCCGGCAAAACAGTATGGGGCGGGCTTGACCTTTCGAGCGTGTCAGACCTGACGGCATTGGTGCTGACCACGGCTAAAGGTGACGTTCACAGTAAGTTCTGGTTGCCTGCAGAAGGCCTGGCGGATAAGGCGCGTAACGACCGTGTCCCCTATGACATCTGGGCAAAGAAAGGATTTTTGAACACGACGCCCGGCAAGGCCATTGAATATTCATTTATTGCCAGAGAGCTGAGGAAAATATTCGACACCTGCAACGTCCGAGCTATCGCATTTGACCGATACAACATGCGATTTCTTCGCCCTCACCTGATTGATGCTGGCTTCACCGAAGCCGAGCTTGAACGCTTCGTTGAGTTCGGCCAGGGCTTCGTATCCATGTCGCCGGCGCTGCGGGAACTGGAGGCCAAGCTGCTTGGCGCACAGCTCAGGCACGGTAATCACCCGATCCTTGAAATGTGCGCCAAAAATGCGACGGTCATTACCGATCCTGCGGGGAATCGCAAGTTTGTGAAAGGCAAGTCAACTGGACGAATAGACGGCATGGTCGCGCTGGCGATGTCTGTTGGCGCGCAGAACAGCGATGAGGTTGAGGAACAGGGCGACGTTAACGATTTCATTTACAACTTTTTGAGCGTTTAACATGGCAGATACCGATTACAGCATTGACCTGCGGACACGTTCGCCATTCTGGGCCCGGATGGCCTCCATTCTTACCGGTGGCCGCCTGGTATCGCCGGACAAAGGCTCGCAGATGGCGGGCACGTCGGCGCATGGAACCGTCGGCGAATCCGTGGTGACTGATGAGCGAAACATGCAAATCAGCACGGTGTGGGCCTGCATCCGGCTTATTTCTACCGTTACAGCCTCGCTTCCACTGGACGTTTACGAAACCATTAATGACGAGCGCCGAAAAGCGGACAACAGCAACCCGCTGGCTAAGCTTCTCCGCTTTCGCCCTAACAATTTCATGACCGCGCTGGAGTTCCGCGAGGCTATGACAATGCAACTGTGCGCCTACGGCAATGCTTACGCGCTGGTAGAGAGAAACAGTGTTGGCGACGTGATAAGCATGCTGCCGCTGATGAGCGCCAATATGGATGTCAGACTCAGCGACAACGGCAAAAACGTCATTTACCGCTATAAGCGCGACACTGAATATGCGGATTTTAAGCCAAAAGAAATCTTTCACCTGAAAGGGTTTGGCTTTAACGGGCTGGTGGGTCTTTCTCCGCTGGCGTTCAGTGCTAAATCAGCCGGCGTGGCCGTTGCCATGGAAGATAACCAGCGCGAGTTCTTCGCGAACGGTGCGAAATCACCGCAGATTCTGATGACAGACGGCAAAGTGCTCACCAAAGAACAGCGCGGTCAGCTTGAAGAGAACTTTAAAGAGATCGCTGGCGGTACAGTTCGAAAACGCCTCTGGATACTGGAGAGCGGATTTACCACGCAACCCATCGGCGTATCACCGCAGGATGCGCAGATGCTCGAGGCACGCAAGTTTCAGGTGGCCGAGCTGGCGCGCTTTTATGGTGTTCCGCCCCATCTGGTGGGAGACGTGGAGAAAACTACGTCATGGGGCAGTGGCATTGAACAGCAGAATCTTGGATTCCTGCAGTACACCCTAAAACCTTACCTCGATCGCTGGGAATACAGCATAGAACGCTGGCTTGTGAAGGATTCAGAACAGGGCAGGCTGCATGCTGAGCATAATCTCGATGGTCTGCTGCGAGGTGACTCAGCGAGCCGGGCCGCATTTATGCAGGGCATGGTCAATACCGGCATTCGCACCATAAACGAGGTGCGCCGGTTGGATAACCTGCCGCCTCTGCCAGGCGGAGACGTGGCGACGCGCCAGTCGCAGAACATACCCATTACCGACCTCGGTACAAACACTAAGCCCCGCACTGACGGGGCTTAATTTTTATGGGGGCTTCAATGCCTGAAATTAAGAAGACGCTGGCCTTTGACCAGTCGGAAATTAAGTTCGCGGGAGACGGCAGCCAGGGCGTTTTTGAAGGTTACGCCTCGGTATTCAATAACACTGATTCAGACGGCGACATCATTCTACCAGGCGCATTTAAAAATGTGCTGGCTAACCAAAGCCGCAAGGTGGCGATGTTTTTTAACCATCGCACCTATGAAATGCCGGTAGGGAAGTGGGAGTCACTGCAGGAGGACGAAAAAGGCCTCTACGTACGTGGTCAGCTAACGCCAGGACAGAGCGTCTCGGCCGATCTCAAGGCAGCGATGCAGCATGGAACTGTTGAAGGGATGTCGGTTGGCTTCTCGGTTACGAAAGACGATTACAGCGTCAGCCCCACGGGGATGATTTTCAAAAACATCTCTTATCTGCGCGAAATCAGCGTTTGCACCTTCCCGGCGAACGAGCTCGCTGGCGTGTCAGCCATGAAGAGTATCGAAACTATCAAATCAGTACGTGACGCGGAGGCCTGGCTGAGGGATTCAGTCGGGCTTTCCCGTTCCGAAGCGCAGGCCTTTATCGCCCGCGTTA